GAGAAGGTTCAGAGACTAGACGGTTACGGGTCTTAAATGAAGGTTTAATCAACCGGATAAGGCACAAGGTATAGTCCGTCCCCTTAGGAGACTTTGGGGTTTTGACAGCATATACGCAGTCAAAAACAATGGAGATGAATATGCATATGCCACAAAATGTGTTGGCAGAAACAGAATTAAAAAATTTAGCAGCAATTCCATACCAAATGATTAGTCCAGCAGGAAATGCGCCAATCATAGGAATTTATCAAGATTCGTTATTAGGATCATATAGGATAACACGACCCAACATTAGCTTCACCCCACGTGAAGCAATGAATTTGTTGATGATGTTTCCAAAAGTGAATGTAGAAGCTCTTCGTGCAGATACATCAACTAGTGATGGCAAGATTTCCACATTTGATATAATGTCTCAAATCTTGCCCCCACTGACAATGAAATTTAAGACCAAGTTATTTGACGAGGATGGTGGTGAAGATTATGCAACATCCAACAATGTATTAGAAATCCGTAATGGAAAGTATATTCGTGGTCAAATAGAGAAATCGGTGTTAGGTTCAGCGAGTAAGGGTATTATTCATAGAGCCAACAATGATTTTGGCAATATGCAAGCGTGTAATTTTATAGATGACTTACAAAATATTGTAACTGAATATATGAAATCAAGTTCGTTTAGTGTAGGTATTAGTGATTTGGTAGCTAATCGTAAAACGCAAGATAGCATTATACAAGAAATAGCAAAACAGAAACAAGAAGTACAGGCATTAATTGAACGTGTTCATCTTGGAACATTTGAGAATAACACATCATCTTCAAACAAAAAAGAATTTGAAACCAATGTAAATAATATTCTGAATGAAGCAACAAACAAAGCTGGTCAGATAAGTCGCAAATCATTAAGTAAGGATAATCGTTTCCTTATGATTGTGAATTCTGGTTCAAAGGGTACATTGATTAATATTTCACAGATGATTTCTTGTCTAGGTCAGACAAATATTGATGGACAACGTATTCAATATGGTTTTGACAACAGAACATTACCTCATTTCAATAAATTTGACGACTCTCCAAATGCAAGAGGTTTTATTGAGAATTCCTATATTTCCGGATTAACCGCACCTGAACTCTTCTTCCATGCAATGGGTGGTCGTATTGGTCTTATTGATACAGCAGTTAAGACTTCTCAGACTGGTTATATTCAACGTAGACTAATCAAGGGTTTAGAAGACTTGAAGATTGAATATGATATGACTGTTAGAAACAATAAGGGTAAGATTGTCCAGTTCGCATATGGTGACGATGGATTTGAATCAACCAAAACAGAAAACCAAATAATTCCATTGGTAGGAATGAGCGTGGAAGACATTTACCTACATTATGATATAATAGGTGTTAATGATCAGACGTCTGAAACTATTAATGTATATACAAAGGGTGCATCTAGTCTTGTTAAAAAACAAAAGGCTGATACAAAAGCAAGATGTGCAAAGTATATTGAAAAGATGATTTCAGCCAGAGATGGAATTGTAAAGTCAGTTTTCCAAAATAAGAATGATAATGGTGTCAGATTACCAGTTGCATTCCAAAGCACCATTGCTAACATACAAGGGCAATTACATTTGAACTCCTCCACCATTATTGATATCACTCCATTAGAAGCATTTGATTTAATTGAAGAATGCTATAATAAGTTGAGTAAGATGCATTATGTAAAACCAACTGAGTTATTTGAAACAATGTATTACTTCTATTTAACACCAAAGGATTTATTAATAAATAAACGTTTCCATCGTGCAGCATTGGTATTGTTATTAGAGACAATTACATTAAAATATAAGCAGTCAATTGTTCATCCAGGAGAAATGGTCGGCGTAATTGCAGGTCAGTCAATTGGAGAACCTACTACACAATTAACGTTGAACACCTTTCATTTATCAGGTGTAGCAAGTAAATCTAATGTTACTCGTGGCGTCCCAAGAATTGAAGAAATATTACGTCTTACAAAGAATCCTAAAAATCCATCACTAACTATCTTTATGAAGCCAGTAGATGAACATGATAAGGACAGGGCAAGCCAATTTTCAAATATGTTAGATCATACTCGTTTAGTAGATGTAGTGAAATCAGTTCAGATATGTTTTGACCCAAATGATAAATCAACAACTATCCTTGAAGATCGTTCATTAATTGAACAATATTACGAATTTGAGAAACTGAAAAATGAATGTTTGGGTACAGATGAAGTGTCCGATGTAAATCAAGGAAAATCAAAATGGATTATTCGTATGGAAATGGACACCGAAACTCTTCTTGAAAAAAATATTACAATGGATGATATTCATTTTGCAATTAATTCAAGTCATGGAGATGATGTATCATGTATATATTCTGACTACAATTCTGATAATTTGGTATTCCGTTTCCGCTTAAATGATAGATTATTAAGTAAAAAGAAAACTAAGGGAGTGCCAAATGCATTAGATCAATCCGATGAAATCTATATGTTAAGAAATTTCCAAGATAATTTGCTGAACAATATTGTATTAAGAGGCATTTCTGGAATTAAAAATGTATTACCAAGAAAGTTACAGAACAACGTTTGTAAGGAAGATGGTAAATATGTTCGTAAAGATATTTGGATTATGGATACAAAAGGTTCAAACTTAATGGATATGTTAGCAATTGATTTCATTGATACAAACCGAACATTCTGTAATGATATTCATGAAACATTCAATGTATTAGGTATTGAAGCTGCTCGCCAAGTATTATATAATGAGTTGGTTGAGGTAATGGAATTTGCGGATGTATATATTAACTACCATCATCTAAGTTTGTTATGTGATAGGATGACGTCAACTGAAAATATGGTTGCCATATTCAGATCTGGTATCTTGAATGATGACATAGGACCTATTGCAAAATCAACTTTTGAGGTTCATACAGAAGTATTATTGAACGCAACACGACATGCTGACTTTGATCATATGCGTGGTGTTTCCGCAAATGTAATGATGGGTCAGATGGGTGTATTTGGTACAGGTTCGTTTCAATTAGTTCTTGATATGGAACAAATGAAAAATCTGGATGATGTTGAAGTAAATATGAAAACAAATAATCAAGAAATTGAATCCCTATTTGGTTCAATAGAAGATCAAACTGATGCATGTTCTAAGAATAACTTGATTATTCGTAATAATTTAGAAACGATTAAATCAAATAATACTACTATTTGTGAAGATGATGGATATGATGCAGGGTTCTAAATACAATAATAAAATTGAACAATAAATAACATAATATTTTTATTATACCCTTGAATATTATGAATACACAACAATTTATTGAAACATCACGTAAAGTGCATAGTAACAAATACACGTATAGCAATACAGTATATGACCGGAGTTATATTCAGGTATGCATAACATGCAGGAAACACGGCGATTATTATACATTACCCAATACACATTTGCGAGGTACAATATGTAATAAGTGTCATCGTGAGAAACAATTGAAAAAGGTCCTTGAATATTTTAAGTATAGTTGAAAAAAGATATAAAAAATGAACTATTGTATATAATGTGTGGGGGCACACAAATTATTGTGTTGTGTTGTGTTGTGTTGTGTTGTGTTTATATAATAACTTAACCGGGCTTAGCTCAGTGGTAGAGCAATAGACTGTAGAAATAAACAATCTTATAGTTATCTATTGGTCGTCGGTTCGAACCCGACAGCCCGGAAAATGATAAAATAAAATTTTATCTTATCATTTTCGTAACAAATATTTTTATTTTTCAATAGAAAGCTTATATGTATTGATATAAGTATCAAATGTTAGATTATTCTCAGCATATTCATTATTATTTACCATATTACTAAACCCTACAATTTCATTTAATTTACATGCAGGTGTAATCAGATGATACTCTGGTAATTCTTTATTATTTACTGGACTGCGTATACAATAATAATTATCAATTATACGATCTCCTCCTAATACAACCCATTGAACCGACAATCCCAGATTTGTCAATGGTTTTTGTGAAAATAATAGAATTGGTAAGTTGAAAATAGACGCAATTGCCCATAAATCTAAATTAGTAATATAATATTCTTCACTCATAATTAAATCGTCTAACTTGATTTCATTTTTAATAACCCGTTCAATTATCTTGCGCTTACCATATTGTAACTGTAAAATGCGAAGAAGTTTAGAACGATTATCCTTAATATGTTCGTTATATTTTCTACATAAAGCATTCTTGATTAATTGTATAGAAACGAATCGGTTTGTGTGTTTATTTATAATATCAATCAATGCATAATAAGTACAATTATATGTATTATTAAAAACAATTTCCTTTGATTTTGGTGGCAAAACCTGTTTCCAATAACTAGATTGGTTACCAATAACTGTTGGCATGGTTTCTTTAATGCATTCTGCAATAAATATATTTGAAGTATCATTATTGCTAACACTTTCGTTTTGTTGTTGAATGGTAACTTCGGTGGAATATTTTTGATGTATAGACGGCTCAGCCATATCATAAGTAATATTATGAATATATTGATTTGCCTTAATTGGTACTAAATCATCCAGATAATTTCCATCAAGTAATGTTTGAAGTAATAATAATTCATTCTCATTTAATTTGTACTCGGAACTACCAATATTCAAATGGCGTTTGGGTTCAAGAATAAACAATCGTATCCGCTTATAACGTAATAATTCATCGGAAATTCTTTTATAATATATGTCATTATTCTCTCTGTTTGAAACTAAATTTATATTTGGTATAACTAATTTACACTTCTGATCATCATCTTCTGAAACCAAACAGTATTGGTTTTTAGTATATAATTCTTCTATCTCTAATATGCTAGACATTTGACTTAGAACCCCAGGTTTATATTTGGCGAATACAACTATATCTTTCAATATATACCGTATAATCATTTCCATTTTTCTTAATGCAATTTGATAAGTATATTGTTTGTTATTGAGAAGATTCAATATTTTATCACGAATATCATAATTTTCATATTGGCTCAATGCAATTCGTAAACTAGTTCTAAATGCAGTGTAGAATTGTCCTTCCAATTTAATATTGCGTATAGTATTCAATCTAATATTATCTTCTTCGCGATTAATGGCTAGTTGTTTATCCACATCTACATAATTATTATCAGAATATCCGGTTGAATATAATACTTCAATACCATCATCGATATCATTTGGAATAGGAGGATCTACTTGTATAAATTGATTTGTTTCCGTTAGTATGCCAACAATGAGTTCATCCTCTACTATCTTTAACATGGGTTTGCATAGGATAGAATGATCAGATTTGCTATTAATTTGTAACAGAGCATTTATAGTAGTTAAATAATTTGTATACACAATATCATCTGATTGTTTAATATTAACATCATTAATTATTGCAGATGGGAATGATGGAATAAATACTTCCCAAGGATTTTCGTTTATATCTTTAACCATAAATCCAATTACTTTGCCACGATAATTAACAACTTGATTTTGAACATTATAATTATAAAGTTTCAATAAACGCAATATGTCATTTGCTAATAAATTAGTCTTATATTGATATTGTTTCGGCATACTGGCGCGAGGTTTACAATAGTTACTAATTACATTTTGAATATTACTGAGTATCTTCTTTAATTCTGGTGTAGCAATTTGTTGAGAAAATGTTTCCTTTGAGCTAATTATTCTACCAACTTCATTATTATCATCCTCTATTATTTGATATAAATATACAGGTTCATAATAGGCGTCGTGTTTTAGTAAAATAACGGTTTCGCGGCGTTGATCGTATATTTTTGACGAGTAAGAGTTAGAGGGGCATATTAATTCTACATTATCAGTTATGTCATTATCCATTATTTGTAATAATACCAAATTTAATCCACTTGGGAATAATTTTGAATTAACTGAACTAACAATATCCCATATATACGTATGATCAATCCATGCATCGTCATCGTTCAAATAATTAAGAAACTGTTCAAATGAAGCAACTGTGTGTTCATAGAAATTCATCTCTGCATCTATATTATTGTCCAATCGTTTATAAAAACTAGAATCCTCATATTTTAATAAGATTTCACGATCTATAATGATTTTTTTTGGTTGAAATAATGTAACAAGAGAACCGTTTTGGAATTGTAAATACATATCAAGTGTTATAGAATTTATCATTATTTCACGCATTTCTTTAATGGATGGAGTCGGTTGATTATTTTCTTTGTATTTATTTACTGATGCATAAATATCTGCTATACAACCAATGAATGATTGATGCTCATTTTGTTCTACACCATAACGTAAAAATGTGGGAACATTTGATTTAATAAGAGCAGGATTGTTTTTTGTAATAACTTGTTTATAATTAATGTCTAAAAATAATTGTATTGATGGTGGTAAAAATCCCCAACGATTCTTAGGGATTGGATATTTATCGAACCCTACCACATATAAATTAGAAGTTTCTGGAATTTCATTTATAATATTCTTAGATTGCTCCTTATTTGCAACAACTACATCAGATGGTGCGTCTATATTGTCATCAGTTATGTTGTATTTATCTCTTGCCTTTTTTAACTGATTAGAATTCCACGATTTACCAAAACAACATGGAACCCCATGTGTCGGATGACCTTTTGTTTTAAGACCAGGATTATGTTGAATATATTTTCCATTGTTATCAATATGATATGTGTTATCAGTAAATTCATGTATATATTTTTTCTCACACTTACCATTCGCAATATCTTGTTCAGTAAGAGGTAGATTTGTGTTTGTGCACCAATACCGAGGACATATAAACCAATGTTTGTTGTTAGGGTCATTACCATATTCTAATGCATAACCATATGCATCTCTATTTGATACATCAATGCGTTGTTTTTCATCATTAGTTAATATTACTGGTTGTCTACCTAGATTTGCTGGACAAGTTCTAGAATAAGCATCATATTGTCCATCCTTTCTTGCAAGTATTAAGTTTGGTTCTAATCTACGCATTTTATTATAAAACATATTAGTGTTTACCTTTTCTTCTGCAATAAACGCGGTTTTTTTCTTTGCTCCACCATTCATATTACTGGTCTCTTCACCTCCATCTTCATCATCTTCATCATCTTCATCACCTTCATCTTCATCACCTTCATCTTCATCACCTTCATCTTCATCGTCAAAAAATATAAATCCATCGTCATCGTCATCGTCATCGTCATCGTCATCAGTTAATTCGGATGTAGATGTTATTTTATTAACCGACGGTATAATAATATTTGATTCCTCTTCTGATTGAATATCTTTACGTTTCGTTTGACAAATCTTTTTAATTTCATCGCCTGATACGTTGGTTGTATCTGGCATTGTCAATATCCGAATAATACTATCAATATAAATGTCCATTAATTGAATATAACCAATATTATCAATATTAGTAATTGCAAGAGTTATTCTATTCTCAATTTGACTACTTCTTAATAAAGCATTAAATCCTTGGTTCTCTAATATGTCAAATGATTTGTTCACATAACGCCCATTCACTTGATGAAAATCATTCAAGTATTTTGCAACTTCCATTAATGATTGTTCTTCTGTCATATTATAATTCAATACAAGTGCATCAATAACAGCTCGTTCGCTGTTAGTACTTTGATATATATTTGTAATCATACTTTGTATGGAATTCATCTTTTTATAGTTATCAACACGTTTATAATTCATTATTAATGGACCAGCAGGACTATGTTCAGTAATTTCAAACAAACTGGTAAGGCAGGTTAAATACTTATTAAAATTAATTGTCTTTGAGTTCAAACTAGTTTCAAACAGATAACTAATATTTCGTATTTCTAATAATGAATCTTCTATATCTATAAATGTATTAATTTTATACCCAATAGACTTTAAAAATTCATTGAAACGGTCAAAAATTGTATTGATAGAATCCTTTAAAAAAATATTTAACTTTTCACTTGATATAGGATTGTCAAATCCACATTTAATATGAATATTACCATTATAACTTATAGTTAAATATAAATCAGTAGGTAAATTATCACACATAGTTTTTATATATAAGACAATCTCGCGTGAAGATCCTATCTTTGATAAGTTAATAATTTGTTGTCGTTTTAAATATGGAATTTTTTGTCCACTTTTTGACAACTGTTCGGAATATAAACGATATATGTTCTCTTGACGAGAACCAGGATTATACTTTATAAATGGTAAATCAATTGTAGAATGAATATTCTTAAATATAACTTCTAGTGGTAATATAGTTGCCATTTCAGGATGCATAATCAAATCAATATCGGTTATACCCTTTTTAATATTAGACAATTCAGATGTACGTAAATTATATATTTTATAAAGTGAATCAATATCATTATTATATTGTTGTATTGTTTCATTATTGCTAATTTCAGAATCATTCATAATCAACTGTTGTTTCATTGAAACAATATCTTCTTTGGAACTTATATCATGACTTGCTAAAACCGGAAAGTACAAATTAATTATATATTTATTATCTAGTCCAATAGTATTTGCATATTGGATGACATCATCTACGCAACATACATATAATGAATTATTCACAATAGGTCCATAATTTAATAGTAAATCCTTTTCAAACGTAATAAGATTATTTTCGGCTGTTTGCTTAAATGGTATTTCCACAGATGATATATTATCATATGGGTTTGCTGGATATAATAGGTCTCTATAACTAGTAAATTGTTGTCCAATAGGAATGTCAATATCAATAACGGTATTATTAATCGGTAGATATTTGAATAATGTTTCATAACTATATGTTTCTAATTCGGGTATTTTATCAATAATATTAGGTTGTATATGTAAATTCTGTAATAGTTGTGCTAACATATTAGGTTTGAAATCTATTTTATCATTGTGAGTGATTCTATTATAAATATTAAATAAATCTATTTGTTGCTTTTTATTTGCAAACAAATATAATTCAGGATAAGAAATAGTATATGCATCCATTTCGGCTAGAATCTTTCGTTTAATTGTACGAATAGTATCATCATAATGAATAAATGCATTCGTAAAAACAATTTGAGTATTATTTAATTCAATATCAGCAATCTCAATATCGCTAAACCAATCATTTAAATTTAAAGCAGTTTCTTTATTGCCATTAAAAATAATGATACGGTTTATCTTGTTATCTTTATTTAATTGATAAATTTTAAATGTTTGTTCCTTCGGAATATTAGCCGTCGTTCCAAATATAGATGTTTGAATCGCTTCCATTATATACAATCTAACCACATATTTGTATTATTTTACTGTAATATTATTTGTTATGTACGGTTCCATATTTCATCTACTAAACCGTATTTTATACACTTATCTGCTCCCCACCATAAATCGTGCTTTAATACTTCATTTAATTCTTTTCTTGGAATAGATGCATTTTCTTTGTAAATTTTTTTTATCTTATCCATAACCATTTTATTATTTTCAAAATCATCTTCAAGTTCTTGCATTTTACCCCAATAACCTGAGGATAATTGATGTATTAACATATGTGCATTGTTACGAATATAACGTTTATTGCCAACAACACTAATTAATGTACCAGCGGAAGCAGTTGCTCCTTCAATAATTGTATGAACAGGCACTTTGCATGACGAAATTACATCAATTGCAGTTAATGCATCAAATACAGACCCACCATATGAACTAATATGCAAATACACGGGAATAGGTTCTTCTGTACATAATTTATGTGCTAATATGATATTATCTAACTCTATTTTACGTATATGAGTAGTCAGCTTAAATACCGAATCTCTATCAACTTCCGAATGAAAGTAAATATGATTATTTTCTTTTGTGATAGTCGTGGTTGAAGTATCATTGTCATAATCATCATCATTATTATCATCATTATCATCATCATTATTGTATTTTTTTTTTCCGTTTTTTGTAATATTACTTCTGGTATTATACCTTAATTGATACATTGTATATTATTATAATTATTTGTTGTTAAACAGTGGTTGTAGTTGTAAAATATGTAAAAATATATTCAATTTTTTACATAGTTTTGTTTTTCTACAATCTAAAAGGAAGCATTTGGACGATTATTCTGTTTCATTACTTCATCAGTAGACATCTCACGTGTAGACATACCACCACGGACCCAACCTTCAAGTGCGGCTTCTTCAATTGTGTTAGATGCATCTTTCACACGGTTTTCCATCTTTTGATCAGTAGGATATAATGCATATTTTGCGAATGATTTATCCATAATGGTAGATGTGCTCTTCTTATCTGCGATCATCTCACCTTGTAATAATTTTGATTCTAATGTAGGGTCACAACTACCTCTACCAAGATATGGTACAGTAACAAATGGGCGTTGAAATAATTGTAATTTTTCAACTGCATGGTCCTGTTCAGTCTTTAATTTAAGAACTGATTCAACATCAACCGCATCATTATGAATTCCTGTGCCGTGTGTAATTCCACTGAACATAACTGCTGGTTGTTTTGTAGCAAAATTAACATGACCATTAGATGTTTTATCGCTAAAATAGTTTGTTAGTGTATGGTTAGAGAAATTGGTATTATAAACATTGCGCTGTGATTGATCTGTAACATCGGAACCAATGCGATCTGCGTTATTAAATAGATATGAACTAACGGAAGACATTCTAGTTAACTTATTATATTATAGTTAGAGAATGAAATTTATAAAATCGCAATTTAAATGATTTATATCAGTTAAATTACTTGCTAAATACTAATGCAGAGAGGCTCTTAATAGTTTGTATAATTAGAAGCATTTTTCGCACAAGCAAAATTATTACCTTCTTTACATGAAATCATGCTTCCGTAGCAAAATTCAGCGAAGGATTGTTGATCATTTGGAATTGTGGTACTTGGATTTGAGTTAAACGGGCGAAGTGATTGCTCAAATACATAATTATCCCCTAAATCCTTAAATAATTTTTCAGCAATATCGGGTTGTCCTGGATTTGCATCTATAACAAGTTGTTTTGCACTGTTTACAATTTCATTATTCACTTTATTATTGAATGCGGGAGGTGCTGGTTTTTTATCTGGATTATAATCATAATCAGAAATCATAACATTACTAAATGGATTACTAGAATCCGGTGATAAGAATGCATCCGTTGGAATTGCTTGATTACTTTCTTTTAAATATGCAATTGCTGGACTTTCAAATCCCTCTTTCACTTCTTCTACTGTTTTTTTCGTATTCATTTTTTTCCTCTCTTTTTCGTGATAATGGTGTAATACAAAGATAGCACCTACGGTAATTGATCCTACTATTAATGTTCGTATACTTCTTGACAATAATGCACTTACTAATGTCATAATAATAACACTTCGGGTCACCGAGTTTAATTTTTGTTCATAAGTCATATCTTCTACTGGAAAAAATTCAAATAGGTACTTTTGATTAAATAATACATTTGGATTTTCAGCCCAGAAAGGAATATGTTTTCGTCGTTTAGAAGGTACTATGGTGCAATCTCCAATATCTGCATCACAATTATCATTACTATTTGCATCTATATTTGACATTGTGTCAGTTGTATTGGTTGATTTTAATTTTGCTGATACCATTTTATAGTTATTTTGTATATATATGGTGTTGTATTTTTTTCTTAGTAAAGGCGTTGTATTTTACAGTTGTTATAGAAGTTACTAAATATTTCGGGTGCATTACTGTATTTTTGTCTTAATACATTTATTATCAATTTGAAATGTATCACAAGGTTCATCATTTGGTATAATTTTGAGTATACATTTTGATTTTTCACCATATAACGGTTCGGTACAACCATCTTCTATGCGTTTCTTATTCTTATATGTTTTATTTTTGGTTAATGAGATTGTACATCTAGAACGAAAATGTTCATAACGTTCTCTTATGTCATCATATGTTAATCCTGATTTTTTTCCTAACATATCATTTACTACTTCATGTAATCGGTATACATATTTTGAAAATGTATCACGAGATTTCATATGACCAATAGTTAATGGTAATGTTTTTAAATTTTTAGAAAAATTTTTACGACATTTACCACATGGAAGAATATGTTTAAGACTAAATATATAGTGTCTATATTGTTGTTTTTCTTTATTGGTTGGATTCACTGGATAGTTAAAGCTAATAGCATGTAATGTATGCCACATACTTGGTCCCCATACAGTTGTTAGCATACCATTATTGCTTTCATAATCTACCAAAGAATATGTTTTAGACAACCGCAAATTAGGTTTTATATATTTCTTAGTTTTATTATTTTTTACCATTTAGTGTACTGTATAAAATACGGATAAATAAATATATTACTAAATTTTACTGGTTTAGTCAATAATAATTCGTTGTTATTGTTTCAAATAAATTCTCAAAAGTCTATATAATGGCAGGTCTTGTTGAAGTTGTTCAATCCTTAATCCGTCCGTATAATAAATATTTATTAATTGCCTTCTTTCTTATAATTTCTATTGTTCTTTCTTATTATGCATACAACAAATTTTATAAAAATACAGTTGCTAATAAATTTGCTGATGTTGCAAATGCAAATAGACGAAACAAAGAAGTAAATGTTATGTTTTTTCATGTAGATTGGTGTCCTCACTGTAAAACTGCACTACCTGAATGGAATAATTTTAAGAAACAATATAACGACAAAGAAATAAACGGTTACGTTATCAAGTGTCAGGATATTGACTGTACAAGTGAAAGCAGTGACGTTACTAGTCTAATGAACCAATATGAGATTGAATCCTATCCTACGGTCAAACTTCTAAAAGATACAAATATTATTGATTTTGATTCAAAAATAACTGCAAATACATTAGATCAGTTTGTAAATACAATGTTGATAGATTAGTACGTTTACATGCAAAAATAACAAATAACAAATACGCGAATCTGTATTTGTTATCTATTCGGTTCCTATACTTAGTGATTTTACGACTTTTTGTTTACCTTGTTCAATTAATTCAATACGAATATTTGGATCACTTGTTGTGTTCAAGATATCATATATTGATATTGTCGGACCACTTACAAAATATTCATATGCAATTGACACAGAAGGTGTAATTGTGATAGAAGTTATATATTTCTTTATTACTGTGACAATATAATCAAAAAGCGATGAATTAGTTGTAATAATATCATTGCCATTATTATTTGGATTATACCCTATACCAAGTATTTCATCTGGATTAGCTCCATTATCAATACATTGTTTTACTGGATAATTTGAAAATAATGCTCCATCGCAATAACATTCATTATTTTTAAAGAATGGTGAAAATATAACTGGTACAGAACATGAACTATATACAGCATCTATTAATTTCCAATCGGGATGAGTTTTATATGAAATATCGGTTAATTCAAATGTATTTACATTTGTAGCGAACATATGTATTTCTATATTTGTTATTTCATAATATTCTAGTAACGTTATATCAATTGCTATATCTTTTCCACTGAATAATGGTAAGAAAATATCGGCAATAATATTTATATCAAATATCCCTCTACGTTGTATTGATTCTAATATTGAATACAAATTGAATGAAAATACTTGTTGCCATGGTCGTTTAATCAAATAATCATCTAATGTAACCCAGTCATAATTTAACGCAAGTATTACAGCTAATATTGTTCCAACAGAGGTTCCATATATAGTTTCAATATTTTCCAATTGCCATAAATGTTGGTTATGACATTCTTGTATCGCTCCATAGAATGCAAATCCGGCTAGACCGCCACCCGAACAAACTATATGTTTGATTATTTTGCTATCTCTATCTTCTTTTTTTTCTGTATCAGATGATATATTATTTTCTTCACTTGTCATATTTACAATATTTACGTATTTTAGTTCTATGTTTTTTCTTACCCATATATAATAATATGTCAATTTTCATAAATACAGATGAAGATGACCGTGTTCAAAAAGTAAATATAGATGACTTATTTGCAAAAAAACAACGCAAAGACCAGAAACAGTTAAGTATATATAATAAATTATTAAACCGTGTTCATAAACGAATTAATACAACCGCACGTAGTCGGTCTACCGACACACATATTTGGTTTATTGTTCCTGAATATATATTTGGAGAACCGGTATATGATAATGCGGATTGCACTGGCTATTTAGTAGCTAATTTAGAAACAAATGGGTTTCATGTTCGGTATATGCATCCAAATACATTATTTGTTTCTTGGAGTAATTGGGTTCCTTCATATGTACGAAATGAGATAAAAAACAAAACAGGTCTGGTTATTGATGAGAAGGGTAATATTAAAAAGAAACCATCTGATGATGATGAAGATGTAGAAGACGAAGATATTAACATGCGAATGTTTAACGATAAACAACCAGCTGCATCTGACAAACCGAAAAAAGAATATAACGATACGAATGATTATAAACCAACGGGTAAATTCGTATATAATCCAGAAATGGTTGAAACATTAGAAAAAAGAGTTTCATTTAAATGATAATTTTTTTTTGTTTTTATTAGTCTTTGTATGTTTTCTTTTACGGTTTTGACGAGGGGTTTTTGTTTTTTTATTACCACCCTTCTTAGAAACAACTGGTGGTGGTGGTATAAATTTATCTTCAAAGGAATCTATAATGCTAGACGATTCACTCGGTTCAGCAGATTTTTCTGTATCTGTTGTTGGTGATTCTGACTTGACTTGTGGTTCTACTGATGCAGCAGATTTTTCTGTATCTGTTGTTGGTGATTCTGACTTGACTTCTGATTCTGTTGATGCAGTAGATTTATCTGTATCTGTTGTTGGTGATTCTTCTTTGATGGAATCTGATTCTGTTGTTGCACTTTTTACAACAGGCAATGGTTCCCATCCATCTGGTTTATTTTCAGTAATCTCATTCGTTTTCTCGTTTACCCAATATACATCACCATCCAGTTTAGTTTTTTGGATCCATGGAGTTGATTCTGATTTTATTGGCGATTCTCCTTCAACCGGTGGAACAAAAATACCTGTTTCGTTATCTTCAAATAATGCACCGGTTTTATTGTCTGTTTTCATCCGCTCTTCTTCCGCCTGTTCAATTGATTTATCAATTAGTGACGAAAATTTGGCAATAAATGGTTCAGATATTTTTTTTTCTTTCGTTAATTTTTGTTGAAGAATATTTACAAAATCTTCACTAAACTCGTCACTATCTATATTGTCTTTTAACTTTTGAATAATTGCATTTGTAATCTTATCTGTAATCTCAGGTATTTTATCGGCTAATAATTCACACGCTCGGTCAGATATTTGTTGAGATAACGATTCGCCATTAGATGCAATAGCTGCGGTTATCGCATCCGTTGCTTTATGTTTAACAAATGTAAGTGTTGCCATTATTAGATTTATAATTATAAAATAGACGGACAAAAAAATTGAATGCGTTTAATTTAAATTATTATAATCAACGTTGATACTAATAATTCATGAATAAAATTGCAATCCAAAAAACTACAAATACAACCCGTAAGACACTGAAAAAGAAATCAGATGTTTCTAATAAAGCAAAATGTAAGTTATGGAATGCATTTGATGTAGATATAAAAGAGCTTACATGCGAAGATACTACTAAAAGTTCTAACGTTGAATGTGTATACAATACAAAGGACGAAGACGTATGTAATCTATGCAAATCCTCCTTAATAATAACAGAAGATGGGTTTCGTACATGTATTAAACCAGATTGTGGTGTTATATATACAGACACATTAGACTTCTCACCTGAATGGCGGTTTTATGGTGGCGAAGATAAAAATGCAAAAGATCCTACACGTTGTGGTAATCCAATAAATCCATTATTAGTGCAATCGTCATTTGGATGTAAAGTAATGTGTAGTAATAAATCATCATATGAAATGAAAAAAATAAGAAAATGGACAGAATGGCAATCTATGCCACATAAAGAAAAATCATTATATGAAGAATTTCAGTTTATTACGATTATGGCACAGAATGCAGGTATTCCAAAAATATTTATAGATGATGCCATTGCTATACATAAAGATATATCTGAGCAAAAAATGTTCAGAGGGCTAAATCGTGATGGGATTAAGTCTGCATCTATTTATATTTCATGTAGACTCAATGGGTGTCCAAGAAATGCACATGAAATTGCTGAAATATTCAAATTAGATAAAACTAGTGCTACTAATGGTTGCTCAATTGCGGTGAATATTCTTCATAATATTGAACGCAATATTGATCCTGCACATCAAGCCGATTTATGCATAACATTACCAAGTTCATTTATTGAACGTTATTGTAGTAAATTGGGTATCAATGCAGAATTAACTATGCTATCAAAATTTATTGCATTCAAAATTGAACAAAATAATACGATTACGGATAATATTCCTCATGCAATTTCAGCAGGAATAATATACTTTATTTCACAAAATTGCAATTTGAATATTACTAAAACCGATATTAAAACAATATCAGGGGTTAGTGAAGTTACAATTAATAAATGTTTCAAGAAATTAGACACTTTAAAAGATGCATTGCTACCATTGGCAGTTTTAGATAAATACAAATAAACCAATAAGATATTATTATATTTTTTTATTACACTATAATATAGGATGGAAGCATATATAGCTAATTTATTGCGATCTAAAGAAGTGAATGCAATAAAAGAACCTGAACCAGTAGTAAAACATGAAGAAACCAAACCAATTATAAAAACGGGAAATATGTCTATGGAAGATTACATTTATAACATGGCGGTTAATGAGAAAGTTACTAACTCTGATGATGAAGATGAACCTGAACTAGTAGTAGAACCCGAACAATCCAAACCAATTATAGAAACGGGAAATATGTCTATGGAAGATTACATTTATAACATGGCGGCTAATGAGAAAGTTACTAACTCTGATGACGAAGATGAACCAGAACCAGAACCAGAACAAGTAGTAGAACCTGAACCAAATAATCCAAATATACCAAAATTAATATTTATAATTCCATATCGTAACAGAGAACAACATTTACATTTCTTTAAAGAACATATGAAAAAAGTATTATCTAATATGAAAACACATGAATATAGTATGTATTTTATCCATCAACAAGATGAACGTGAGTTTAATCGTGGAGCAATGAAAAATATAGGATATCTTGTAATCAAGAAAATGTATCCTAATAATTATAAAAATATAACGATCGTATTTAATGATATTGACACAATGCCATATACTAAAAACTTTCTAGATTATAATACTGTTCACGGTAAAGTGAAACATTTTTATGGTTATAAATTTGCATTGGGTGGAATTGTTTCTATAAAAGCCGGTGATTTTGAAAAAACCAAGGGGTTTCCTAACTTTTGGGCGTGGGGATATGAAGATAATACATTAAAACAGCGAGTTGATGCAACAAAACTCGTTGTAGATTATAGTCAATTTTATCCAATTATGGATGGCAATATATTACAATTAAAGGACGGATTGAACCGTATTGTAAGTCGTGGTGAATTTGATAAATATAGAACAGGAACATCTGATACATTCCATGATATCTCCAATTTAGTCTATAATATAGATGAGACAACAGGATTCATTAACGTTACTAATTTTACAACTACAACAGATGTAAGTGATGTTCAAACTACGAATTTTTCATTAGAAAGTGGTAATGCTCCATTTAGGTCAGGACGTAGAAGACCCAAATTTGGAATGATGTTTTAGGTGTTGTATTCATAATATTATACTATTATTGGAATAAATTTGATAGCTAGACCCACTTCGTTTACAGTTTCCCATATACCAGATATTTTGACAATCATGTTTATATTTTGATTACTATTTATATTTGGCATAGAATGACATTTTATATTACCAGAATATAATCGTCTGGATAAAACGGTTGATATATTTATCTTCAAATTGTTTATTTTCCTGTAAAAATCTAATATTTGATACTCTATATTTGTTAATTCATTTATTATATTTGAATTTCCATACATTGATGGATTATATTTTAAAAATACCTCTTTATCATGATTAATAATACTAATAGAATTGAAATTTAGATTAAAGTAAATTCCTCCAATGGACACATTATCAGTTGAATAAATTATTTTAGTAAACATACCGTCAATAATTACATTTCGTTTTTTATCTGCACAGTATAAGTCAGATAATTCAAAGTCATTTGGATTCAATACGATATTCATTTGTTAATTATGTAAATGAATATCTGTTTATCTTGTTTTGTGTAAAAAGTAATTAGAATGACTTATTCATTTGTGCAACATCTAATTCATTCTGTAATTTATCTATTTCTATCTGTTTTGTTTCAATCTGACTATGTAATGCATCCTTTGATTTTTGTGCAGTTTCAACACTTTTATTTGCTTTATCTAAATCTATTTTCAATATATCAACTTCATTCTGCATTGTTTTCAAATCAGTTTTAGCAACCTTTTCCTTTTTTGTAGGTTTTGCAGTTTCCATACCTTCACTATAATTACTATTACCGTGTTTGATAATGAATAATGAAATGAGAGATATTAATGCAATTAAAATTACATTACGATATTTCAAGAATGAACTCATATTATAATATATATTATAAATATATATTATGTCTCCAAATTCTAACATAGGTCTACGTGAAATGATATCTTGGAAAGGGCAAACGTTTAATCAAATATCAAGTTCTATTCGTAAAAATGGTGAAATTGACGAAAATTTAAATGTAACAACTAATATTTTCAGAAAACGAGGCGGTCTACCGTTAAAAATACATCGTCGTGAAATCAATGTTCCAAGTGAGTCAAGTTGTAATGAACGTACATCTACCCGCATGGATTTAATAAATGGACCAGGTGGAACTATTACAAATTCTATTATAACAAATAATGTAGGTGGTTTAGCTAATACGTTAGATATTAATTTAACTGAAAATACTTGTGAACGTCCAGGTACTAAATATAATTCTGATTGCAGTTTAATTAATTCAAATGTAGGTAATACTCAAACAAATGTTTTACGTAGATTACGTAGCGGTGGAATGATAAAAAAACAATTTGATTTATCAAACGACAAACAAACATATTATACAAATAATCATCAATATATCCATAGTAGAAATCGTAGTTTTAATCAAAACCAATATTATTATATACGCAGTGGTGATGCTACATCAAAACCAGGTGACAGTTTATCTAGAAATAATTTATATAGCACAAATACATTGACTGATTGTAAAAAGTTCTATAATCCATCTGAAATTAACTTTCAATATGTATGGGTAAATAAACAAACCATAGTTGATGGCGTTAATACAACTATACCAGATACGGTTACGGTAACAGTTCCATCGGGTTATTATGATATAACAGATATAAATACTGTTTTGTACAATACTATGACTGCAAATTTACATTATTATCGTCGCATTGATAATAATTCAAAGGTATTTTTATTAAAGTTTAATTTGAATGAATCTATAAATAAGATTGAATTAGTTGCATCACCTATTAGTGCCGAAATAGTCGCTGCAAATAATTATGGAAAGGCAATTGAACTAACCGAACTAGGCCAATTTGAAACTGATAATTGGATTACTCCAACTATTAAAACAACTCCACAAATTATAATTAATGACTCTGGATTTAATAATATTATTGGGTTTACAAGTGGAACATATCCAAGTACAAATGAACATAATATTGACCAAAATTTTACAGGTGTCAATGAACCATTAATCAAACAACGATTTAACAACGTTTATTATAAGCCGAATAATCCACAATTTGCTCAACAAGGCGCTGTATCATCCAGTTCTAGAATCGCCAGAAAAAAATATGACGCAATTACGAATGTTGCCAATTCATATACAACTGCATACGGGTTACATGTTGCAAATGCTCTTGCATATGGTGTTCCAGCGAATGGATATACAATCAAAGACAAACTTGGTTATCCTAATCCTAATACCCCAGTGGTTACCAAGACAGGCGAAATGCGTTTTTGTCGTTAAATCTGGTTATACATAGTAAATATATCGTGTTCAAAGTTATATTTACTCAGGCATTTTCATAATTTGACAATTGATGATAAGATACTTTGTTTCTGGTGCACCAATATTGGCATTTTTGAATATTATTTCGTATTAATGTCTCTATCTTATCTGGTTTCTGTTTATTGTCAATTAATGTAATTGTATAATATATATTTTCAATCTGTTGTTGACCAAAAACCGCATTATATTCACTCATTTTTGTCAAAAAAAGCATAGGTACATTACTATTTAAAAACCGGGAGATGAATACATTTGGTGGTACAGACATCATTTTGTCAAATCCTTCATACAATGTGGAATAAAACTGTTTTGTTGAACTATATAAGAATCCTTTACATACAATATATTTCTCTGAATTTGCATAACGACTTGTATATGGTTTAATTATATATACATTTTCATAAAATGATGATAATATATGCAGTATATCTATTGTATGTGACATAAAGCAATCAAATATTTTTAATATAAATGAGCCTCCCTTTGATTGCATAACAAGTGCATAACACATTTGGGCAAATAATAATTTTGCTATGTTAATCTCTTGTTTATTAAAATCAACCGAAAAGTCAAATCCTCCATCTGCTGTAATTAAGTTCATAGAAGAACCGTATTTTTTTTTACAATAATCAAAGTTTTGTAATGATAATATATTTCCTGTTTTATCTTCACCCGTCTCTATGAATACATTCTTATTATTTTTTAGAAAATTGTCTGTTTTTTTCCAACTAGGTATATTTGGATCATTCAGTTTATCTATAATTGTCATGCCTGTATATACATCATGTTTACAATTGCGCATTTTTGCAATAGCTTCAATAAACCCACCTGGTCCTTCTGCTAAGTGGAATGAACGTATTGGTTTAGAATCAAAATGTAAATGGAATGTATTTACCATCTCAATCATTTTAAAATAGGAACGGGATAATGGCGTATATTTGGATACACATTTCTTTTTAAATGGTACAGTTGTGTGTATATATTCATATGGATTTGTATATCGTTTAAATATATCCCAATCATGTTCAATTCGTTCCAACTTGATTTTTATATCTGATAAATAATAAGATAGTGATTGAGAAACTACTGGTTCGGGTATATGTTCATTGTATTCACATGTAATATTCTTGTATAATAAAAAATTACTTCTAGGTAACAAATAATATGTCATCGCAATAATAGATATCTATTATCGTTGTTTCATTTCTATATCATTTTGTAACCCGCAAGTAATTATATGTTTTTTATGATTGGTATTTTTATTATTTAACGTTGAGATACTGCAAGATGACTCGGGATTGGCTTATATTTGCTATATAAGTCAATTATATCAATATGGTTGATATGTGGTAAATCAATATTATTATGGATATTGAATATCTTGGTTTTGATAATACGAATATTATAGATAGCATTGAAGTAATTCATGATTATATTGGATTTATTGTTATTAAAATAATTTAGTTACATTGTGTTGGTTGATGAAAAGTTTTTCAATTTTTCATGATTACATTGTTATGACATAGAATGTTACAAATGTGGAAATCTACTTTTTATCTGATGAATTCTGTATTATAATTTTTGATTTCTTCATTTTACGGGCAACCGGTTTTGGTGGTAGAGTTTCTTCTTTTGTATCAGAGTTATCTTCGTCATCCTTGCCCAATATTTCATTTACAGTTTGCTCGGTTTCCAAATTATTTTTTAATATCATATCTGACATCTTCTTTGCATCTACACTACGAATCTTTTTAAAGACAAAGTATCTGTTCATAAATGAAATTCGTTTTTCCTCAGCGGACATATACATGGCAGTTCCATAATCATGTTTCCGTTTTGTATTCTGTTTCAGTTCTTGCTCCATATTGGAATATAGTTCTGAAAATAGTCCAGTTCCATCAGGCAAATCCATTGTTATGGCTTCTTCCTTTGTTATCAATATAAACCCATAATCTTCCATAATCCTTGTGAAATACTCAAAATTAACAAGGTATTCGCGGAATGTTTGATTGATACTTTCTTGATATACATTAATATCGTATCCCAAGCTCATCTCTTCTGCTGGAAACCCAGTTTTATCATACATTTTTGTAACTTCGTATATTTTACGTCCATTTTTCATAATAGTCATACCTTCTCCTTTAATCTTATCTTTTAATAAGTTAAATACGGTTTCCCCATCATAACATGTACCTATAAAATGACCACCTATTTTTGTGCATTCGGTAAGATTTCGTATAAAATGATGGAAAGTGGTTTTATCTTCAAAGAAATAATGCATGGCGAATTGACAAGAACTTACATTGAAACCAGCTTCTGCAATACCATATTGATTATATACACCTTTTCCTAATAAACCAATATCCTTGGGTCCATTTCCAAACACTGCTTTAACGATTTCTTTATCTTTATCTGTTTTTAGTCCTTCACCATTGCGAATATTATTACTACTATCACCTCTTACAAATAACGCTTTAAATATATTTTTATTTTTTTTACATGATTTTAAATACCGAGCACATGCACCATCTAACTGATTATGAATGTTATCTTTTGAAATATCGATACCCAATACAAACTTTAAATTGGACATTCTCCATTTTGACATGTCACCTGCCTTTCCAACTGCATAATCAATTAATGTATCACCACGATTGGATACACCAACAATTAAATGTTTCTTTACAAATAAATTATGAAAATCACGTAATCCTTGAGTACTGGTTTCATCATCTGAACGATTATAGTATACTTCGTCATTGCGTTCGTTCATTGGAATATTCTCACCGGTTGATAATACTACATCTGTAATCGGATAATGAATTGACCGCCAATTACTATTTGCAACATGGTAAGCATTACCATATTCGGGTTTTCCAGCACGTAATTTTGCAATTTTATCATAACGCACCCTAATCGGTACCCATTTCCATCCCTGTTTGTTTTCTTTTTTATATTTAAATTCAACAATCATATTGTCTTCAAAGTATTCTCCTTCCTCCGTGAACATATGTTGATTATTACCACTTCCACTTAACATCATATTACATATATGAGCAGTTGGATCATATGGGTTTGTAGGTTGAAATGGTACAGCTTGGTATGTATCTGCGTTATCAATGTCATCCGGTTTTGGAAGATTATCGTTTAAAATATCTTGGCAAGGATTAATAAAACCATGTTTCTTTTGATCAAATCCACAATTCAATATTATTGTTTTGTATTGATTTATTTCACTTCCATCCACCATATTACGACCATCTTGGAATATATTATGAATTTCTTCACGACCATTATTATCACGTTTTACATATACCAAGAAATCAATTGTATTAAATTCTGGTGGTTTCCACTTGAACGAATGTTCCCAAGTTATTTTTTTCAATGGTCCCACACCACTTTCAATATTTCCACCAACAGGATAATCAGCAGGAGTAAATATTAATCCATCGGTATTATATTCAAATAATCCATCTTGGATATCCGACAACTTTTTGGAACATGCTGCAAATATGGTTCCATATTCAATATCTGAACAAAATGTTTTAGATTTAATCACTATATTTGACGATGTTTCTTGATTATTTTCATCAGACATTTCTAACACAGATTTTGGGTTTAATAAATCGATTAATTCTTTCATTATATCCAGTCTATATCTTGATTCAGTAACCTCGCCTTCCTCCTGATCTATATCTTCGGTTGTTTTTATAAATGGAAATTCACGTACGGATTTCGTATTAACATAATATACATCAAATGCAGTGTAAATATTTACCGAGTTTCCAGTTTTATCACTTACTATGTGTTCACCATCAAGTAAACTATTATATATTGTCTTTTCACTTGTTTTTGAACCAGTAAATATAACGTTCATGTTTGTATCAATCATATATATTTTACCGTCACTTGAAACATATAATAACATACGATCACCATCAGCCTTTTCTGTAACAGTATAATGTTTTCGTATATTTGTTATACTAGATCCTTCTATGGGCTCAACTATATTTTCTACTTGTAATGTCGTTGATCCAGGACCTACAAAATCTTTATAATTAACACGCCGATTTATATATTTATCGGCATATAGTAACTTCAAATATTTTTGTAATATATCTTCGCGTTCAAGGTAAGAGATTGGATATTTTGTACCTTGTAGACCACTAAGTACTATACGAATACATTTACGTAATGATATCATTAAACTTTCTACTTTATTAAATTCCGTTCCTTTTCCTACACGTGAATTATCTATTTCTAATTCTATTTCATAATTTTCTGGATTATTAAATACATTCGCTTCTTGGATTGTATATGCAGGGATATGTATACCCTTAGTAGTTTTTGATGATTTTACGATACTGATATCTACAAAGATTGGATAGTCAGGGTGTCTAAAACGAACACGATTCAAACTACGAAAACGTTTCTTTGAATCGGTCCATTTAGATATTATATTACGTGCTGTATAAGATTGAACATTAAAATCTTGTTCAGTTTGATATGATACACGAAAATTATAATCATCCATATCTACTTTGTCAATCCATTCTCCATTTTCACGCTTAGCTGTAATTTTTTGTGTAAATTTTATTTTATTTAATAATGTGGATGGCATATCAATAACTTTTTGTAAACTATTTGTGCGACAATATTCCTGAATCAGGTCTGATCCTACAATTTCGGCACGAGTATTGGACATCTTAATTTTACCTGTACGATTATCAGTATATTCGGTTTGAATACGTAATAATTGAATACCTTCAATATATTCAGATACAAATCCACATGATTTTATTTGTTTTACAACATTATCATAGTCTATTTTTGTAATAGGACGCGATAGTCGTGAATTTGTTCCAAAACGTATCTCTAATTCATGTGTTTTTCGGTCAAGTGAAACCGCAGGATTATTTTCTAAATAAGAACGTATTATATTATTAAATTCTTCCTTTTTATCAGCAATTTCCTTTACAGTTCTTGATGTTTTATTATTATGTTGCGGCGGTACTGTATTCATATTTAATTCTGATTCTTGACTCATAGTATATTATATAGTAAATTCATATATTATTTTATATGAATTCAATTTTGTAGTTAGCATGATATGATATTCTACCACGACAATAATTCGGATAATTCCGAATAAATTTCTGCCTTTTTGTATTTTCGGTTGCAGTCGTATATATTTAATTGTTCTGCAATTTTGATCAACTCATCGGTTTTATAGTGCGAAATTGCTTTTAATGGTCGTGATGAACTGTCTAAACATATTAATTTTGTATCTAGTTCATTTATTCGTTCAGTCGTTATTGCCTCAATATCAACGCTGAAAATACCATTATCTCCTTTGTAAATTATATAAGTCGGATTTTCAATGTCCTTTGACGATATGTATTTCAACATTGTTTTTTTTATTAGATCTACCAAATACACGTTTATTTTATAGTGAATGCACATTGCTAACATACAATTTAAATTAGTTGTTTGTTGTAATGATAATAATTCAGATAGTGTCATCTTTGATGCAATCTTTGTCATTTTTATGTTTGTTTCTTGAAACTTATTCATATTATTTTGCATAAAGCTCATAATATTCTTATTTACTTCTAATTTTTTTACACCATAATTACGAACAATTTGTATATAATCACTGTACCCATGTGCTATTATATATATACACCAAAATAAACTGTCTTGGTGGTTCGGTGTAATTACATCACACTTCGGTGGTTCAACTTGTATAGATTTTATTACATTTTCTTCTCTCTTATTAGAAGGGATTGTCGTAGGTTTATCCGATAACTTATATATATATGGTTCTAACTGTTCAATAATTTGTGACAATGCGGGTGGCGGATTGTCATAAAAAAAGATTGGATTGCATGTTTCTGTCATTATTTACCTGCTGATTAAGTTATTAGTTAATGTATTATTGTCTTTATCTTCTTTTTCAGAAAACAAAGTCGTTTTGAATTCGTTCTTCTGATATTCCACAGTCGCAAACGTTTCTGTCTGGTCATCTACATATTCAATATATTTTGTTAGTTCTTCTAACAAATCGTCTGGGACAAATGACAAATTTACAAACACACCACTCTTATTCTCGTTTAATTTACATAAACGCTTAGATAATATCTTCAAAATTTCGGTTTGATGGTATTTGCTCATATTTTCTATATTGCTTTTTAATTTATCTAACGTTTCAACATTTGATTGCATATGGGATTTATATATACTTATAATCATTATTTTATATTGTTTGTCTTACTGTTTATCTACAACAACTTCTTTCAATACATTCTTGATAATTTTATCTTCAAATTTCCTATCTTCTTCCTTCCCATAGCCACCTAATGCCGCTTTGTAATATTGGAAGTAGTTCTCATATTCATCTGTTCCTATTTGGTCTACCTCTGGTTGAGAACTATCAAACCATGGTTTTAATTGTCTATAATTCTTATTCGCTACATTCTTGACTGCTCTACGCAATAGTGTCTTATCTGTATCTCCCTTCTCCCATGCGTCATCATTTTTTATATACATAGTTTCACGTTTCAAATCAGTACAATGCATAGGTCTTGTATGCATTTCCATTCCCTTTATGCGTTCTACCATGACCGTAGAAATCCCGTCTACAAAGCCGATTTCACCTGTTCTAATAAAATCTTCCATAGTAACTTCAATGGAATTGATAAATTCATTCATCGTAATAGCATCCTTACATGTTTCATTTAAAAATACATTGAGGTTGAATTTGTTATTATTTGTAGTGTTATTTGTAGTATTGTTAGTTATATTGCCTGCATTCTTTGCTAGCTCCATCATTGTTTTGTTCTGTTCAATTAGCAATGATCTCAACTCTTGATTGTCTTTCAATAATTCAACCACCATTTTTGTGTCTAATGTCGTTTCAGTTGATAATGGTTGAAATGTTGATTCTTCTTCTTCGGTTTGAGTCTGATAGTTATTACATTTTGTTTTGTGTTTACATAATGATGACATATGCTTATATTGTTTTCCACATCCACATGAATATGTTTTGGGCATTTTTGTATTAGGATTTGTTAGTCGTTCATGTTTATCAGTTGATATATGTTTTATATAATTACTATTTTTACTGCATTTAAAGTTACATATTTTACATGTATATTGTTCGGCATTTTCGGCATTTTCAATATTAGTCATAATGTATATATAATGCTAATGAATAAAATGCCTAAATCATTTGACCCATAATATACTTTTTTTGTCAGTAACGATTTTTATCATGAAAAATCGGGATTTGCTGCATATTGGTAACAACCCGTTTTTTTAAGATGTTTTTTACAAAACTATTCTGGGAAAATGAAAATTGGACATTTATTTTTGTCCATTTTTTCTGAGCGATGCCATTTCTTTTCAGAGAATTATCAAGAATATACAAATAAGGAAATGTGGGGGGAACCGTCCTCATTTATCTACAACCACTTCTTTCAATACATTCTTGATAATTTTATCTTCAAATTTCCTATCTTCTTCCTTCCCGTAGCCACCTAATGCCGCTTTGTAATATTGGAAGTAGTTCTCATATTCATCTGTTCCTATTTGGTCGACCTCTGGTTGAGAACTATCAAACCATGATTTCAATTGTCTATAATTCTTATTCGCTACATTCTTAACTGCTCTACGTAGTAGAGTCTTATCTGTATCTCCCTTTTCCCACGAATTATCATTTTTTATATACATTGTTTCCCGTTTCAAGTCTGTACAATGCATGGGTCTTATATGCATATCCATTCCTTTGATGCGTTCTACCATTACAGTAGAAATCCCGTCTACAAAGCCGATTTCACCTGTTCTAATAAAATCTTCCATAGTAACTTCAATGGAATTGATAAATTCATTCATCGTAATAGCATCCTTACATGTTTCATTCAAAAATACATTGAGGTTGAATTTGTTATTATTTGTAGTGTTATTTGTAGTATTGCCTATTTTACCATCTTTGACTGCTTCCAATAGTTGATTATTATGTAGTTGTTGTTGTTCTAATAACACTTTGTTTTGTTGTTGTTGGTCAGCTAATTGTTTTGTTTGTTCAATCATCAAATCTTTGAAATCTTGATTTTGTTTTAGTAGTTCAATGACAAGACTTGTATCCATATGTGAATTCTCTTGTGTTTTTGCTAATAAAATACTACATATTTTTTTATGTTTAGATAACCCCTGTCTGTATTTATATGTATTGCCGCATATACAAACATGTTCTTGTGTTGTCGTTGATTGTAGTGTATGCTTTTTTGTTTTGCAATGTTTTGAGAAATCACCTTTATTGTCACAAGAGTAATTGCACTTGGTGCAAATATAAGGTACTCTGGATTTTTGGAGTTTATCCGCATCCATTGTCAAACGGATATGTTTTGCAGTCATTAAATGTTTGGTATAATCTCTATTGCACATCGTATTATAGTTACAATGATTACAAATATATTTGAATGGACTTTTCAAAGAGTTTTTGTCATCCATATGCATCCTTATTATGGATGCAGATTTTATCCCTAAATAGTATGACCCATAATATATGTTTTTAAAGTCAGTAACAATAAAAATCAATAAAAATACAGTTTTGCTGCATATTGGTAACAACCCGTTTTTTGAAGATGTTTTTTACAAAACTATTCTGGGGAAATAAAAAATGGACATTTATAAATGTCCATTTTTTCTGAGCGATGCCATTTCTTTTCAGAGAATTATCAAGAATATACAAATATGAAAAAATATTGATAATGACAATATAGTGTATTTTCTATTTTTCTAAGTTCGTTAATTGTGCAATTGTGCATATATAAGGATCGTTCAATTCATATCGTATTCCAATTACCTTAACTGTAATTTTATCATTTTCTTTAATATCAGCAAACTCCTTGCTTGTGTAATGGTGGTCACGAGCGATAAATACCACTAGTGGAACTACACCGGTTTGATCGGTTACTTCTGCATGGACACCAGCTTTCGTAATTGTCTTTACATCGCAGTTGATTGTCATACCTTCCACTGGATGACATATCATACAAACAAACACTGTTTGAAATTCAATACTATCTCCATTAACGGTTCCACATGAATAAGTTTCTACTTTAACAGAGTTCGGTTTAATAAAACCTTCTGGTATGCAGCGTCCCTCGGTATGCTTAGAAATCCAACGTTCTAAATTCTGTTTAATGTTCTGTCCAACTTCATTAATAGAGAGGAATACTTTCATAGTAAGCATTTCTTGGACATATACACTATCTACATTGTTATTCGTATCAGTAGCATTATATTTGTTCATCTTAACTAATATAATAATATATTATCTTTTATGTAATTTAATTATTTACTATTAGAATTCAATTTTCCACAATCACTTGTTCATTTCTAAAATTCGGTTTAATATAGCTTCTTCAGGATTAAAGAACCATCGTTTATTTTCCTTTTTTGTATAATCATAATGACGAAGTAATAATTCCATCATGACACATAATCCATTTTTGTAAATCTTATTCTCAATTGAAACTCCATTTATAGTAATATTATTGTTAATAGATTTTTCTGAATATATATCTTGATTATGTATTTGATTTAATCTATTAATAATATCCCGTTTGCCGGCGTTCTCACAATAAGCACCTTTGTTATTGCGTTTGTCACGAATATTCTTCGTTTTGAATACTGTATTATTATTCTTAAATATACTCATAAAGCCAATGATATTATTGTAAGTATCATGTTTTGAAATGAACTTACCCAAATCGTCTTTGAAATCTCTATATTCAGTTGGGTCCAATTCAATCCACTCTCGTGATTCAACTTCACTTTGAACATAAATATTGAATGTAGCTTTATCATTTGTATCTGACGTAATTATTATACCTTGAAGAGAACCCGATCTAATCAATTTGGTATTAAAATAATCTTTAATAATGCTCTCAATATATAATAATGTATCTCTACTATCGTCGTATAAATATTGTATTAATATTAGTTTATCTGCATTAGATAATGTATCTATTGCATGATGGATTGCATATCTAATAATATTATCATCACTTACTTGATGAAATAGTTTAAATTTATGAAATACATTATTCAAATGTTTATACCAATCAACCTCACCGCTTTCCAATGATTGTATATATGTTGAAATATGCAACGGGTCGTAATCATCTTTCATAACAATAGCACTATTCATATTATTTTTGATTCCTTGTAATACATCAGTATATGTACGAACCGATTGTAAATTATCAACATCATTTGATATCTGAGAACTTGTTTTTGCTTTCCCTTGTTGTTTTACGGGAAGTTCTAATTGTAAATTAATAGGCTTGTAATCAATAGGTGTATCTCGTTCGAATATAGATGCATATTGATCTGTAATTTCAATGGGTTGAAATGCATATATATCACCACGATTCGTTAAGTATCCAATACGTCCATATTTATCCGTTAATTGTTCATTCTTATTGTTAATGAACCGAGATAATGCAAAATCAATATGTTTTTCATCATAAGAATAGTCTATGTTCTCGTTGGGGATTTGAGAACTGATATTTTTAATTTGATTTTTGTTGGGATCATTTACTTTTATGTTAATAGAATTAATTAATTCAGTACGACGATAAAATATCTTTTCCTTGAATAGATTACGTATTCGTTTCACAATAGCACTGTAATTAATTCGTGTATGTTCTTCGTTATATGTATCTATAATAATATCAGAGGGTTCAATATCAGCAGTAGGAGAACATGTAAAACTACAATTATCCATATAATCACACATATCAGTAAATATACGATCACCTACCTTATATTCAATAAGAGTATCATCTTGATTACTGGCTAATTTAATTTGTATGTTTTTATTTTCGGTATTTTCTAATAACTTGTCTATGGTGAAATTAGTCTGCCCGATGTTTAATACACAATCAACTGATATTTCCTTTAATAAGCGAGTTATAATACCAATATGTTTTGCTTTCTTTTCTGCAAACCGATATACATACATATCAGCTGTTTCTTCTTCTCCCTGTGGTTGAGTAGCATGCAAATAAAGTTCAACATTACGATCTTCAAATGGTAATCTACAATGACTAAGATTTCTTACACCACGCCCAATAATTTGTTCAATTCTATTCATATTATACCAAGGTTCCATAATGTGTATTTGACGAATATTTTTGAAATCAAGACCTTCGGCCGCAGCTTTGGTAATTAAAATAACCTTTACGTTTTCACCATTTGCATTTTCGGGATTGGTAATATATTTCATATCCTCATAATTGTTAGGTGAGTATCGTTTATCGCCAGTAATCATAACATAACGTGCTGGTTTAAACTTGTTATCATTATTCGCTATGAATTCCGATTTTGGTTTCATTGTAATAGAGTCAATATACTCCGATGGTGGTTTTTTAAATAAAGAACGTGTATATTTTGCTGAACCAAACCGAGATAATCCCATCTCTTCTAATGCAAGTGCCATTGGTACAACACCACCATCAATATATTGCGAATAAACAATCACAATTCCAGTAGATTTGGCAATTGTGTTGCATATTGTGGAAAGTTTATTACTATATTTATGTAAATTATCTTTATGAAAAATTCGTCCATGATTTTTTAATATATTTTCATTATATTCATAATCATAATGCATTAAGTCAGTAGTTTTATGTTTGGTTACCTTTGCCAATCCGTTTTTACCGACCATGTTTTTTACTATGTTCTCCATATTGATATCCTTTATATTTGAATTTTGAATTAGAATGTCAAGTTCCATACTAGGATATACTATGTCCAGTGATTGGAGTGGTTTTTCAAGATATGTATATCCGAATGTTTCCATGTTCTCAAATGTAGGCATAATCTTCGTTTTACCGAACTTATCTGTTACTTCAACATTGCGAGAATGAAGATAATCCATAATATATTTATATCCATGTGTTTGATATTCACCTAGATTGTTCATATATAATGGAATGTGTTTCAATGGTTCATCAATTTCCTTTTTGTTCATTTGTAGCTTGGGGTAATTATTGGTATCCACCAAATTTTCAGGTGAAAATATATCAGGATATATACGATATGGAAATGTATATGGGTTCTCGCCACGAACATAGGAAACATACCCAGTGAGTTTGCGTTTCAATAAATCTTTGCCGTTCTCTGTTATTTTACCATTATTATTTTTTTCTTCTACAAAGTTACCATTGCTGTCAAATACCATTGATTCCGTAATAATACTTCTTTTATCCACACTATTTAATATATTAGTTAACCAAATGATCTCTTTATAGCTGTTGTACATAGGTGTAGCTGACAACATTAATAAACGTATATTTTCTGCATATTTACAAACTTCCATTAATAATGAGGCTGTTTTAGTTTTGTCTTTATTGTCATCAGTAGGACGAATATTATGAACTTCATCAATTATAATAAGACGATTATCAAAAAACTTTCGTATTTGTCTAATTTTTAATTCTTTTCGTTGGGCTGTGGTATATTCGTTGTTACTTACAGGTAATACCTTTCGTTGTATGAAATGGGCGATCTCAGTATAACCTACAAAAGAATAGTATTTCTTAATAATTGAGTTGATTTGAATTATAACCTTTTCTCTTGGAATGCCACGCATACTGGTGGGATTTATTTCTTTAATTAATGCATTGCCAATACATGTATTTAAATTCCATAATTCACCATCCGCTTCCAACTTACGTTCATCAAATAATTGTAAACGAAAATTGTTTTGAACATTTGGAGAAGCTATAACTAAAATGCGTTGAGTTAATCCAATTTGTTTCATAAATCCACGCATCTCTTCTGCAATACCAATAGCACTACATGTTTTACCTGTACCTAATCCGTGATATAATAACAGTGCATTATACGGAGTTTGGAATGAAAGAAAATTTTTAACAAACATTTGATGAGGCATTAATTCAAAATCAGCATTACATAACATTTCCGAATGGGCTTTTATGTCTCTAATTTTACCATCATACATAGTATCATTAAATTCCTTGCGTTTTGCAATTTTGATATTAAAATTAGGGTCATTTAATTCAGGGTATAAAAAGTCAAGTTGATTATCCACAGGACTTGTATTTTGTTCAACCAATTCTTTATTGAATAAAAAGGCATTTCCTTCCTTACTATCTATATTATCAGGGATAACGCCAATTGAATTCTGTATAATTTTATCATCATCTGTCATATTTATATCAAAGTTAGTATTATCGGGAATAGTTGCTTTATTCACAATATCATCTATTTCATAAATGCTTTCATTGGGTTGGATTGATTTTTCTAGTTCTTCCAATGGTTCTTCTGTGGGTTCTTCCAATGGTTCTTCTGTGGGTTCTTCTGTGGGTTCTTCCAATGGTTCATCTAAGGGTTCATCTAAGGGTTCATCTAAGGGTTCTTCCGCGGGTTCTTCTATGGGTTCTTCCGCGGGTTCTGGCTTATTATTTTTCATATTTTCAATGCAAAGTATCAAATTTACAAGATCACCCTTTCGTCTAGCATCAGAAGAATGTTTTTGACCAGTAGGTTCTCCTTTTAATCTAGATAGTATATCACGTAGTTTTTGACCAGACATTTTAGTAAGTTCTTGAAAACGTAATTGTTCAGTATCATTCGCGGGTGTATAATCAACAGAACATCCTAGTACTGTTTTTGTAGCAATTTTAGTAGGTATAGGTTCACATTCATTAGTAATCGGATTCCTACGTTCACCACGTGGACATCGCATTTTTGCATCAGGTGTTACTTCTGAATCTATATTATTAGACGGATCAGATCCACCTAACTGGCGTCTACGATTTCGTGTATGTTTATTGGAACTAAGTCTTTTTTTCTTTGTAAGTTGAACCATCTTACCTTATTACTTTAAAATATATGTATATAATTTTACACATATATTTGATTTCTATGAAAAACCCAAAGTTACTAATTACAAAAAGTGATTTGATAATGAGTAAGTGTATGGTTTATTTTTTTTAGCATAGATAGTTTTTCTAAATTGTAGGGTCTTATACATTGTACACATTCATCATATGTTTTCCATTCCATGCAACTAACTTCGGATTTTTCATAATTATTTAGATTTATAGATGGATGGTTCTTAACAAAATTTAAAAAATATTTATGTTTATATGATTTATAATTTGAACCGGTAAAAGTTTCTTCATAAGGAATAATATTTTGTACCAATATGAGGTTTGGTTGTTTGATTCCAGTTTCTTCACTGAATTCTCTTAAAGCACATGCATAGTCATTCTCTTGATAATTTCTCCTTCCTTTTGGAAATCCCCATTCTGGTTCTGTCCATTTACCAAAATCGTTACTTTCTTCAATTAATTGATTTAAATTATAAGGCTCTGTCAAATAATATACTCCATTTCGTAATGAATTGAATTTGTTTTTTGATATATGTTCTTCATGTTTATATTGTCCTGATATTTTACAATCACCCCATATACCATACCATAGCTCATCAAAATCCATCGTTTTTAAACGTTCTTTTTCATGAACTGTCATTTGATTAAGCATATTTAATATATAAAATTTATTATTAACAAAATATTTGCCTCTCATAAAATCAATAAATCCAAGCGTATCCTTCCTGCGTATCATTAAGTATTCAATACATTTATTTGCATTATATCGGTATGCAATGACACCCAAACTGGTGATGGGCATTTTACATTGATTATAAAGATGACCTTGTTTCCCACAATTATTACAATAATGCTCACTCATATTAACTAATTTAGTTTAACCTATTTGATTAAACCCTCAAATCTTTATATAACTATTTGATAATAGGAAATGATTTTTGATCCAAATGTATGGGGACCACATTATTGGTTTTTTTTACATACAGTTGCCGAGTCATATCCAAGAACACCAAATCAAATGACAAAACGAAAATATTATGATTTGATACATAATATGCCATTATTTATACCAATTACAGAGATGGGAAATAAATTTAGTGAATTATTAGATAAATATCCAGTAACGCCTTATTTAGATAATCGTACATCATTTGTACGTTGGGTTCATTTTATACATAATAAGTTAAATGTATTGCTAGGAAAAAAAGAAATACTTTTAGCAGATGCATTAGAAAAATACCGAGCAGAGTACAAACCAAAACCTGTATATTTACATGAGAAGATACATATTAGACGTCAATATATACATATAATATTGATATTGATATGTTTATTTTTGATATACTTATATTATGAATAATTTGAAAAAGTCTCTTGGTAATATAAAGATAAAGAATGCGAATAGAGCTCATCATAATACTAATAGCAGGATTTATTATTGGAAATATATATACAGATGGTAAATATACGAAACTATTATTATCGGGTAAAAAATATTATCAAATGGTAGGTGTTGCATTTGGTGCGTTAATGTTTTATATATTAATAAAACGAAACCCACTAAGAGCCCGTGAAATGGTGAATATGTCAAACGAATATATCAAGTATCTACCGATTGATAAAAATGCATCAAACATCATTTCCCCCATACTTGATTTTACATCAAAGCAAAACTTTGCGTCAGATGATAGCAACTATCCCATTTTACCTATGGTAAATAATAATCAATATGCATCCGAGAACAGAATATTAAATTCTGGTAAGAAGGCAACAAAAAGATCTGTAAGTGAAACAAAAAAGAAGTTTGTTGCATCAAGACAAGACTGGAAATGTGCCGACTGTAAAAGCCAATTGAATGCTTGGTTTGAGGTAGATCATACGGTTCGGTTAGAATATGGTGGTAGCAATCACGTTGATAATTTAGTAGCTTTATGTCGCGAATGTCATGGAAAGAAAACAACAATAGAGAACTTATAATTCAAAAAATAGATTATAAAATAATATATTATTGTATAATCAAATAGTAATGACATCCGTTTATTATGAAAATGTTGAACCATTTATAAAAACGATATTTTATGCTATAAGTTATGTATTTACCACATTTATTGCAATTCCAATAGCATATGTTTTTAATGCATTAATCGGTATTTTTAAACATGTACGTGACACTCTTATATCAGATGCATCTGATACTAGTTATATAAAATATGGTATTATAACCATTGTATTAGCATCATCAGCAATTATTCTTAATATGGCTGGAAATGTTGAACCATTTATAAAAACGATATTTTATGCTATAAGTTATGTATTTACCACATTTATTGCAATTCCAATAGCATATGTTTTTAATGCATTAATCGGTATTTTTAAACATGTACGTGACACTCTTATATCAGATGCATCTGATACTAGTTATATAAAATATGGTATTATAACCATTGTATTAGCATCATCAGCAATTATTCTTAATATGGCTGGAAATGACGCATCTACATCTATGTCTGATATTTATAAATATTTGTATCCGATGGTTACGTTAATAGTCGGGTTTTCAACTTATTTGTTTATTAGTACATCAATTGGATTAAATTGGAAAACTCTTACAATGGCATTTGCAATGGTTTTAATTATATTTGGAGTAGCAGTATATTATTACACTGGACAAAATGCAACAATAACAACTATTGCGTATCTAATGTCTGGAATTATTACATTTGGTATACTGGTAGGATTAGCAATAATACTTTATTTTTATAGCAATTACTTAAAAACAAGAGAGGGATGGACAGGTTTCTTTATTCATTTACTATTTTATATACCAAGTTTAATACTGGATTTCATTGAATATATAAAGTCTGAAATAGGAGCGACATCAAATGTGGTATATTATCTTTTCATTATAGAACTTCTGGTTGCGTTATTATATATTTACATACCATCATTAATAAGTAAAATCAATATTATGGAAGGAACACCATTATTAGCAGATACCGCATTTTTAGATATTAAAAAGGAATTAGGTAGTGGTTATCAGTATGCTTTTAAAAATATAGGACAAAGTGATACAGCAAAAACGACATTTAAACGATCGTATAGTATTTCAATGTGGTTGAATTTAAATATGCAGCCACCGAATTATGCATCTTATGCAAAAGAAACCGAAATATTTAATTATGGTAATGGTTTGCCTAAAATAACGTATGTGAATAATATTGATACTGATGGTAATAACTCACCCGACGTATTAAAGGTATATTTTACGAATAAAGGTGAAGATGAATCACGTAGTTATAAAGTAAATATAAAATTACAAAAGTGGAACCAGATTGTTTTTAATTATACATCTTCACAAGTAGATCTATTTATAAACGGACATTTAGAAAAAACATTTATATTTGATGGTAATGAACCAGAATATAGTGCTAGTGACCTTATATCACTTGGCAGTGAAAATGGAGTTGAAGGTGCTATATGTAATATAAAATATCATTCAAAACCACAATCAAAAAGACAAATATCATCGTCTTATAATTTATTAATGAACAAAAATCCTCCTGTAAATATTTTATAATGATTTAATATATAATGACTCCTGTTACAATAATTCTTACTGTAATTATATTACTTTTGGTATATGTGTTATATGCATATATGACAGGCACTGTTACAAACTTAGCCAAATCAACGTCATTATCAGTTGTAAATCCACCAATTACCGATATTGCCGGATCAAGAAATACCCGATATGGTTATACAATCTGGGTATATGTGAATACATGGGACAATAACTCAAAGAAGACTATATTCAGCCGTAATAATAACATACGCGTTTATTTAGATGATAATAGTCCAATATTGAAAGTACAACTTACAATGAACAATCGGAATGCTGATAATAATGCATATGTAACGGATGAGATGATTGTTACCAAAAATTTTCCTTTACAGAAATGGGTATGTATATCAGTCAGTGTGGATAACCAATTTGTAGATGCCTATTTAGATGGAAAGTTGGTAAAATCACACAGATTTTATAATAATGATAGCGGTACTATGCCAATCGTTCCCCCTGATGCATCGAGCGCACCAATTAATTTAGGAAATTCTAACGGAAGCGTTTTTGATGCGTACGTAAGTGAATTTAAACGTTCAATTGTTCCTATTGACCCAGAAACTGCCTGGAATAATTATTTAGAAGGCAATGGAACAAACGCAGTTTCACGTGCATTTTCATCATATGGAATTGATGTTGCCATATTAAAAAATAATGTGAAACAAACATCAATTTCATTTTAATTAAACGGTAAAAATATATAGTATATAATTCTAATATATAGTATATAATAGATGAATTTTCAACCAAATGCACAACCAACTGGATTAATGCCAACTCCACCAATAGCTCAACGTTTAGGCGATTCATTGGATGGTGCAAAGAATGCTTTGACAAGCACATTTGATGATTTCTCCAATCAAGCAAGTGCAGGAGTAGGTGCTACAAGTGATTTTTTAACTTCTAATACAATAATTGCAAAATTTGCATTTATACTCCTATTGTTGCTTGTCTTTTTGATATTATTTAATTTAGGCATTTCAATTATAGGTTATTTTACAGAACCATCGCGTGACCCCTATATTATTAATGGATTGATTGATGGTACTTTCTCAAAAGTTGTTCGTCAGGATCCAAAACAAACCGATTCAGTTCAAGTATTTAGATCAAATGATGAATCAAAAGGTATGGAATTTACATGGTCAACATGGTTGTATTTGAATGATTTAGGTACAGTTGATGGAAAATACCAACATATATTTAGTAAAGGTGATGGAAATATTAACACGAGTACCAATTTAGCATCTGTAAATAATGGTCCAGGTCTATATGTTAAACCATTAGAGAACACACTTCATGTTGTAATGAACTCTGTATCTTCCACAGATGAAAATACTACAATTGATATTACGAATGTTCCAATAAAGAAATGGTTTCATGTAGCATTGCGATTACAAAATACGGCATTAGATGTATATGTAAATGGTGTTGTAGTAGAACGTTTAGTATTTACAAATACACCCAAACAGAATTATGGCGATATTTATATTTGCCAAAATGGAGGATTTGCAGGTAAATTATCAAACCTTCGTTATTATAGTCGCGCATTAAATGTATTTGAAATTAATAATATAGTTTCGTCTGGACCCAATATGACAGTTGCAGAAGATACGCTACCCAGCGGTGGATTTAAATATTTATCAAATATGTGGTATTCATCCAAATACTAATTCATAAACACTCCTATGCAATAAATAAAATATATATTTTCAAATGGTAATATATATTTTTTCAGATGGCAAATGTTACAATGAATATTGATACAATATGCAAATTAAGACGACGACAACAACAATTTGCTATGCCATCATTTCGTGCAACTCCAATATCTCCCTATCCGGAATTTACACCACACCAATTGAATATGAGGCGTAAATTTGAAATATTACAATATCCGAGCAACAAAATGGCTTCACAAACAAACAGTTTGACTCAGCGACAACAATTTGCAAAAGCAATAACTGGAAAATATCAAGGTCAATCTTATACAACTACTTATACAGATACAATAGACTATACATTTGATGAACGATTAAAAATGGACATTCCTTCCATTAATAGAATAAGTTCATTAGCTGTTGTAGACTGTTCAAACGATGACTTAATTCCAACTCTTAGCACATCATCCGATGTGCCCGGTCCAGCAATTACTATATATAAAGACCCGACAGTTCCTCTTTATAATTACGCAAATTCCTCTGATGAAAATTATGCAATAACGGATTTCATTGATGAATCAATATGGAAAACTACCACCATTCAAGAAAATACAGTTGTTACATATAAGAAAATGCTACGAGACGAAGAAATAATAATAGAGGAAGCAAATGATACTACTATGTTGTCTCTATATATTACAGATCGTGTTAAAAATACAAGGTCTGTATATTCAATGCAAATACCAATTAGTTTTTATTTCAAAGGGACATATAAGGGATCTATAGCATCTGAATTTAAAAATATAACATTAAAATTATCAAACACTTCTTTAAATCCACAGGTAGTATTCATAGATGCACCTGTTCCCAACACTGACTTAATAAGTGAATTTCTTAATACTGGAACAAATGTAGCTGAAGTATTATTTGATGTTCCAGCCAATGGACAAGACTTTGAAGGTTCATTGTATGCAGGAATGTTATCAATAACTAATATCAACTTGTTAACTGAACCCAGTTATATATATGATTTAAATATAAAGCCAGACATAGAATTCGATCATACAAGTAACACTGAATTTCTTAATGATTATGATTTTGAATATGGATTATATTTGAATGCAACTGATTCGGGTAAAAAAGAGGATGGATGCTCAATAGAATCTGCACCTAGTTCAAATGAATTATTGCCGATTTATGTAACCGAAACAACCGAAACAACCGAAACAATAGTGTAATCAATATTCCACTCTACATAATGGACATTGATCACATCGGTCAGAACAAGTAATGCATATAAAATGACCACATATTGGAATTTTTAAATTATCTACATCAATAGATTCATAACAAACAGGACAATCTTCGTTTTTATTTGTATTTGCATAGAGTGATTTTATAACTTCGGTTAATCTATGGCTTGTGGCTAGTTTTATTTTAGTTTTTTCAAAATCGTTTTTAATACTATTGTACCGACGTTTATAATGACAATTATCAACTTCAATTAAATTCGTTACTTGAAGTTGATCATCATATAACATTTTCAAATAATTATATTTAACAGTCAAGCTACATTTGGTGTCAGTAACAGCATCATTCAGTTTCTGAATTTTATCTTGATTAATATCATCTATTTTACGTAATTGATTGCATTCATTTTCAAGTTTTTTAACGTATGCAATCATGCTATATGACCACCTTGAAATACTATCATCTTGATTTGTTTTAATATCATATTTCAAACATGGTTTAACTGAAACGCTAGTTGGCACTGTTTCTATATGATCAACTAGATATGGTCGGTGAGATTTATAATACAAAGCTTGCACATGAGCGATTAAATTATCATTATCTATACTAATCATTGTTATTTGTAATGACGATACTACTTGACTGTTTATTGACATTGTATATGGAAGAAAATAATTATTGAATGTTACATCTATATTCAATATATCATCTGTAAAATCTTGTGTTTCATAAACGCGTTGAGACGGCAATTGTTGTCTATCTTTGGTATGTTTATCTATATCATAAATATTAATTCGCTTCGGCATTTTAATATCATAACAATGTAGTTTTGTGGATTTATTAGTAGTTGTTTGAATAAGATTATATTCAATATTATATGTATTATTCATAAATGTATGAATAGCCAATTTACATTGATCATCTCGTGTATTTGGCATAGTAGAATAGATGTATTATCTTTGTTATAATAAGTTGTTAAATAAAGTTATTATAATAAAGTTTTTCAATTTTATATAGATTATTCAATATTCTGAGTAAGGGTTGGATTCAAGCATTGATGTTGACTTGGGAATATTTGACCAGACATACATTTAGTTTCTTGACCAATTTCTACACAACTTCTACGACCTTGATGGTCTCCTACTAAACACCATTGTTTTTTATCGGTTCCGATAGGTGTTTGTATATTACTATTAGTATCGTCGGCATCAGGTATACCCGTTTTGATTGTAGATAAATTCAATGTATTGTCAAACATTTGTTTTGCATTTGGATCAATCATTGATTGACTGCTATTTTTTAATAAATTTCCAACGGATTGAACTGTACCACTCGCAATGTCAATTCCGGTTTTTGTTGTTTCCGCAACAACATCAGCAGTTGTATTAATTACTGCACCAGTCGTATACCCAAATAAGGATAATACACGATAAATTAATGGCTTAAATATATTAATAATTGCTTGAAAGAAATTACCAATCACTTGAAATACATTACCAAAAATATTGAGTAAGTTTATTCCTAAAAGGGAAAATATAAGTAAAGCAAGCAAACTTATGATAAGGAAATTTTTATTCAAAACGATTCCTCCATTATTTGTTTGAATGCTAAGTTTAGGAGAAGATTGCATTGGTGATGTTTCCATAATTGTAATATATATAAATAAATATATTATTTAGCGTTCGTTTGTATTTGATGAAAATTTTATTACTTTATAATAAAATGGGTCTGTTTAGTTTTATTGAAACCTTCTTTTTTGTGAGTTTAGCTATTACATTTATTCTTATTTTACTCTTAGTATATCATTTTAGACAACGGTTTAATGCATTGGAAGAGAAATCTGATACAATGTTTGAGCTAATTAATAATATTGTTTCTGAGTTAAATGCCGTTAGGAATGAACAACATGGATTTCCACCAGAGCAACCAAATATTATGTTTCATCCGGAGAATACAAACCAAATGAATGTATATTCAGAAGACATGCATAATTCAACATATGAACAAGTTGACGAAAGTGGTAGTGATGACGAAAGTGGTAGTGATGACGAAAGTGGTAGTGATGACGAAAGTGGTAGTGATGACGAAAGTTATAGCGATGACGAAAGTGATAGTGATGACGAAAGTGTCAGTGATGAATTATCAGTAAAAGTAATTGTATTAGAAGACAATGATAATGAATTATTATCTGAATTACCCGATGATACATTTGACAATTTGGAAGACTCTGAACATAATGTTATAAACTCACCCGAAGGTTTACAAGAAATTCAACCAATAGTCGTTGATAAGTTGCAAGAAGATCATTTAGAAAATGTCGTCCAAGAGGAACAAAGTTCAATAGAAGAACATACTAATGACGTATATCGTAAAATGACCATACAAAATTTAAAGGCACTAGTTATTACAAAGGGATTATGTTCAGATCCTAGTAAAATGAAGAAGACTGAATTATTAAAAATGCTTGCCGATGAAGTTACCATCTAATGATTGCAATAAAAATATAATATATATCGTTAAATTATATATTATGTCATCAAACTCAGTGAATGAATTAACAAATTTAGATAGTGCATACCAACACGTAAATTTTACTTTTCCAAGAACAATGTATCCAGTTCATACAAATGCCCAGTATAAACAGGTTCCCCCTATTACTGATAACAATAAACCCTTATTATCTTCTTGGCAACCAGAGTCTGAAAATAATAATGATTTAATAGCAAGATCTGGAATACAAACGAATTGGCAATATCGTAAATACTTAACCGATAATGCACCCGATTTAATGGAATATAATTACCGTGAAAGTAATAACGAAAATAACATAGCAGTTAGACAAATGAATCCACCCAATATTCAATGTAACGAAGTGAAAGGATATACACATAATCCCCGAATGCAACAAGATATATTAGATACATCTCATCGCTACGGACAACCAGGTAGTGATTTAAAGAATGCGTATCTAGCTAAGTCAATCCAAGAAAATCTTCAAATAGCACCAATTGTTATTCCAGAAAATGTCATACACCAACGTTACAAATAATTTAATTTTTGATAATCAAACAATATAAACTACCAATGTTATATTGTTTATTCTCCTATGAAAGTAATTAGTTTTGATGTAGGAATTAAGAATATGGCGTATTGCATATTTGATTGCACAAATAGTGATTGCACCATAGCGGGCTGGGACGTATTAAATTTAATGGACGAGCAACCCAATGACCATATATGTGATTGTACCATTATTCCAAAATCTAAGAAATTACAACCGAAACCTTGTACTAAAAAAGCAAGGTATTACAAAAATGATAAATATTATTGTGATAAACATGCCAAGTCGTGTTCTCAATATATAGTTCCTACAAAGGAAATGTCAGTTCCATCTTTGAAAAAAATGAAGGTTGCAGATTTAATACAGTTAGGTAACAAATATTTGATATTCATTGATATACCCAGCACGGATAAGATGTTAAAAAAATATTTATTAGAAAAGATAGTAAACTATTTTAATAAACATTGTTTTGAGCCGGTTAACTCAAAAAAGACGAAAAATGCATCCCAAACAGATCTTATTGATATTGGACGTAATATGAAGATTAAAATGAATGAAGTTGAAAATATACAAGAGATAACAACCGTAGTCATTGAGAACCAAATTTCTCCTATTGCAAATAGAATGAAGACAATACAGGGTATGTTAGCACAATATTTTATAATGACAAATGAAAATGCAGATATTTACTTTATATCATCTGCAAATAAGTTGAAACAATTTGAAATCCCGAAACCAACTATACTGACTGATGAAAACTCTGTTAATGAAATACATAAAGTGAATCCAAATTATAAAGCCCATAAGAAAGACGGTGTTCATTATTGTTTAGAAGTGTTAAATGCAAACCCTAGTATATCAAGTTGGAAATCCTCGTTAGATACAAAAAAGAAGGATGATTTGGCAGATGCATTTTTACAAGGCATTTGGTATTTAAGAAATAATAATATTATTATATGTGCGGAGGATTTAAAAATAAAACTTGTATAAATATCATAAGATGGAAGTGATTGATTTAGGTGCTTTAGACGATTTGGACCCTGTATCTATTGATATTGGATCATCAAATAGTAACTTAGGGTCTGGAATTGAGTTACTAATGAACGATAAAAAGATATCCTCCAACAATTCTAATTTAGATTTAGGCGAATTAGATAATTTAGAAAATGAATTGAATAATTTATCTAATCCAAAAATGGAATCTACCACATCAGATACAAAAAGTTTTGGTGGTATGGCAGCAGATTTATTTGGATTTGGTGATAAAGTAAAAAAGGAAGAAAATCATAACGATATAAATGATAATGCGGGTGGGTCAAACATAGGTCAAGCCACTCGTGATAGTATGGGTAATGCAAAAACATGGGATGGTTTTTCCAAAATAAACGAAATCCCTCTTAATGCAGAAAAGGCAACCACTTTAAGTGAACGAGAAGTTCGTCGTAAGAAACGTGCCATGTTGAAGAAGTTAGAAGATTGGTATGAAAAGGGATTAATCAAACATAATTCTAATTTCAATATGGATTCTGCCTTTGATGAAATTGAAGATGAATATGAAACCGCTTTGGAAGATAAACGTAAAAAGGATGGTGTGAAGTTACAGGGGTGGTGGTTTATGACGTTTATTAATTCATTGGAATATGCAAATACAGTATTTAATCCATTTGATTTGAACTTGGATGGTTGGGGTGAGCAAGTGAATGAAGATATTGATAGTTATGAAGAAATTTTCGGAGAATTACATGATAAATATAAGGGCGGTAAAATGGCTCCTGAAATTTCCTTATTACTTCGCGTAGGATTCAGTGCAGCTGTATTAAATTTTTCAAACAAGGCATTATCAAGTGCTACACCTGCATTCAATGATGTGATTAAACAAAGTCCCGATTTAATGAAAATGTTTACAGATGCAACTGTAAATAGTATGAGCCAAACATCGCCTGGTTTTGCAATGGCAAATAACTTTATGCAAGATACTGCTAAGCCTAAGGGACCGCCACCACCAGCACCAGTTGAGACACAAAATATGCCTCCTCCACAACGTCCAGGTATGGTATATACCGGAGAAGCACCCAATAACAGACCAGATATTAATGCAAGTAGAGGTACCATGTTTAGAGAACAAGGTGTAGATATGAACAATGAATATAATATCAATCAACCTGGAAGCAGCATTAATACACCTCAGCAACCTTCTTCCAGACCTGAGATGCGTGGACCACAATCAAGTAGCATAGACAATATTTTGTCAGGGTTAAAAACACGTAATGTAAATATTCATGAACAGTCAGGTCCACCTGCATCACAATCACTTGATGATGATTCTGTAATTTCAATTGCATCGTTGAAGGATATGCAAAATACAAATATGCCCAAACGCTCTAATAAAAGAAAGAACCGTTCAGATAAGAACATCGTTTCATTAGATATTTAATTTCATTTTATTGATTGGTTTATTTTTGTAAATCAATCAATACCACTTTTTCGGAGTAATACTCAATATATCAGAATGAATACCTGGACCATTATCGTTTATTGCTCGTATTGCTATATTATATGTTTTACCATTTACAAGACCATCAATCACGATAGGACAATCTATTTGCTCAGGTACGACATCTCTGAATGTCTTGCCTCCATCTATGGAATACTGGTAATTTGTTATCTGTTTTCCACCATTAGAACTTAAACTAAACGTTATATGTGCTGCATTACACCCGGGTATAACATCTAGGTGTAGAGGTTTTCTTGGCGACATTGTTGCATTTATATATCGGGTTGTCCATGTAGTTATTGAACGATAAATTAATTTATTCATAAAATAGAAAAATATTTTGTTCGGCTAAACCTTATTATAATTCCAAATCAATCACGACAGGATAATGGTCAGAATTATAGGTACCACAATATTCATCATAACCATGATAGATGTATGTATTCTTTATTTTGGTTTTTAGATTTGGTGTTACCAATATATGGTCAATTGTAGAGAACTCATTTGGTGTTGATTTACAGTCATTATTTTTATCCCACCAATCCGAATAACGCTCTACTTTGGGAATACCAGATGCGACATTATATAATTCATATATTTTGGTATTTTTTCCACGAACAATATCCAGAACTTGTGAAATGGGATTATTATCATTTGCATCTAACGGATCTTCGTCAAAATCATTGAAATCACCCATAACTATTACCTCATACCCTTTTTGTATATACGGTATAATCACATTCTGGATAACTGTTGCCTGTGCTTCACGCTTGACACATCGTTGTATATCAGTTGGATATGCTAACAAATGTAATCCAATGAAGAGAACTTGCATATCTGCAAAATGAAATCCTGTAATATAGTGTTTTGTAACACCTTCTGTACCAGGAGTACCGGTATAATTGCATTTTGAAATGGGTACTGGATAATTGACACGTTCTTCTGAGCGGTATAGATTGAATGATGGATTGATTTTAGTCATCATTCCCACATTTTGTCCAGTTGATGTATCTGATCCTTGTAATAAATAGGAATTATAGTCAGATGATGTTTGTTTGATAACTTCATTGATTTCATCACATCCTTCTACCTCACACATATTCATTATATCGGGTTGGAGTTTATTAATTACAGTTGAAAGATGAGTAATATGTTCTTTTGCAGCAGTTTCGTTTTTCCAAGTACAACCATCACCTGGACAATCCGCTAATTTATAATAATCTGTAAATAACCATTCTACGTTATATTGAACAATACGAAGGTGGTTTTTGTCTTGGCGACGGTCTTCATTCGGATTTGTGACGATGGGGCAAAATGTCTCAGCATAAACAAGGTTGGTTGTTAAAAGTGCAATTGCTGTAGTAACTGCAATAAAAATGTGAGGTCCAAACATCTTATCTATATTGTTCGCCTAAAAGAATTTGATGGATATCCACTTCAATAAAAAACCATTTGGTTCGTTTCATACTCAGAATCGTCCATGC